AAAGGAGAGTTGTATGAGGTTGATGAAGAAGTATTTAGATTGACTGACGCAATAGAGATTGGTGCAGGGTATACCCCTGTTCAAATAAAACTCATGCCAGATGATATAGAATCTACTATCTATGTCCATGCTGATGAGCCTGATGTAAACCTATCCGATAACTATATTGTTATTGAGGACAACATAAAGGAATGGAAACATGGACGGAATTGGTAACAGTTTTGGGTGGGTAGCTACTCAAGGATTTTATTATGGAGTATCAGTATTGGCAATAGTGTCACTACCAAATCCCTTGGCTATAATATGGTTGGGAATAATAATAGTGGGAACTGTAGGTTCTTACTTGGAAAGGAAAAAACACAATGGCAAGTAAATATAATAAGACTACAAAGAAAACAGAATGGATACCTGATGATGGGGACTTTGTTCTAGATGGATTTGATGACGCTTCAGAGGATATCTATAATGATAGCTCGGCACGAGGAGTCTTTGATGACACAGACGATTATGAATATCAACAGGAGAATGCAAATGGCTTACAATCCGAGAACCTACAACCTATTCCAACAGATAGATATCTCAAACGCTTTGGAAAAAGCTAAGTTATACTTAGACGAGACAGAAGATGAGACACCCTCTATCTCTATCAAGACTAGCAAACCTTTTGCTTTGGCTATGCGATTCAATAGATATATCAGAGCCTTCAAAGAGCAGATGAAGAATGAGGTTGACATAGATGAAGGAAAGTATAACCTACTTAAGATTGCACATGACAAAGATGTTGTGCGTATAACCCACTCAATGGAAACGAAACAACTTGAGTTGATTAATGAACAGACTGGAGAAGAACTATGACCAATGAATATCATTTGACTAGCGAAAGAAATAGACGCATAATTATTTCATCTAATAATCTAGATGAGCTAAGGGCAGTAAGAGATAGGCTTAACAAACTTGACAAAGATTATATCAAGACTACTAAGCTAAAGATTAATGCAGTTAACTTTGAGATAACAGGTGGTGACTCTGATGGATAAGCAAGATATGCGTAAAGAGTTTGAAGATTGTGTCAATGAGTTTAAAGAACCCTTACTAGAACTATCTAAGCAGTACTCAACAGGGGTACTCATGGGTTCATTGCTTGAGGTAAGCCTACGCATGATAATGTTATCGGTAGGTACAGCAGGTGCACTCAAGATCTTTGGTCAATCCGTTGCTAACATAGCAGAACTTGGGCCTCTGATAGATGAGATGATAGCGAGTGGTATAGTTACAGACCCGCTTGACTTCACAGAAATAACAGGGGTAAGGATAGTACCAGACCCAGACAGTACCATTCACTAAATGAAGTTCCACGAATATTGGGACAAAGAGAACAAGCTATTAGAGCTTTCATACCAAGAATCTATTAGACAAAAACAAGAAAGAAAAAGGAGAGACACTATGAAAATACCTAAGAAAAAATTCAATGTAGTAACAGGACACATGCATACTAAACACTGGGAGGTTGAGGCATACGATAAGACAGACGCAGAATCAAAGCTACCTTCCTTGCTTGAGAGCTTTGAGTACTGTAAAGAACACAATCAATATCACTCTAGTATGTATAAAGAAACCTTGAAGACTATACCGGACGCAGTGATCATGGCAATAGAATCACCCAATGAATTAGACAACGATGAAAGAAGGGAGCAACTAAATGAAGACAAGTAGTGAAGACTTAGTAGCACCTACTGAATACTTAGAGATGGATCCGATTGATCTGGCTCAAGATGAGGCAGGTATCCAAGCCATCATGGCTTACCTTAGAAGCACTAGGGTTAACATAAAAGCCGCAGAAAAAGCAGGCAAAAGAATCACAGCAAAGGCGGCACGCACCAAGCCTAAACAGTTTGATCAAGACCCATTGGCTATGATCTTAAAGGACGCATGATGAAGCACAGACTATTAGTATTAATTAACAGGTACTCTGGCAAACTAAGCAGTTGGTCATGGACTAAACTATACGGGACAAGATAATGGAACAGCAACATGAGATAAAATTAAAGATGCACGAACTTCCTCAAGTAATACTTATGGAAGCTGAGATACCTATGTCAATGGTAGATAATCTTAATGCTTATCTTGATGATCTCATGGTTGCAAAGAATAGGAAAGATCACTCAAGCAATTTAGTGGGACAGATACAACATGGTCAACAGTTGACTATGAATGCTGAACATGAAAAGGTTATACACTTTACGCAGACTATCAATCAACTTGGTAAAGAATACATTAAACATTTTGTAAATAGAATTGGATCAAGTAAATTGTTTCCAGACAAGATGGAGGTAGGGGTAGATGAGATGTGGTCAGTGCATAGTTATGCAGGAGATTACAATCCGATCCATGATCATAGTGTACCTGCCATCACTGGACTAGCAGTAACTACTTGGACTAAAGTACCCGAGCAGATAACTAAACAGAACAGTCCGAATGATGGTAGCTATAATCTATTTGGTGCGTCTGGTAATTCAGATGGCTTCATTGCTTTTAACTATGGGCAGACATCTTCGTTAGATAACCCAATGTTAAAACCACCAACCACTTGCACTATTAAACCAGAGGTAGGTAAGCTATACATCTTTCCTATTTGGCTACAACATATGGTCTATCCTTTCAAGGGTGATGGTGAACGCAGAACTATTGCGGCAAACTTATGTGCTTGGCACAAAGATAATGCAGACAAAGAATCTATTATAAACAAAATGTACAAGGAGTAATATATGGACAGCGGAATGGGATACATAGAAGCACCACACTTCCCTAAATATGTGTGGCAAAGTAACGGCACGGCTAAACAAATGGTATGGGATACCTCTAGCTTAACGGCATTCTCATCATGCCCCCGCTACTACAACTATCAAAACTTATTAGGCTATAAGTCTAAGCAATACTCATCAGCTACTGGCTTTGGGTCAGCAGTTCATGTTGGCTTTGAAGAGATAGATCGTGGCAGATTTGAAGGCAAGTCAAAAGATGAGTCAGTACAACACGCCATCAAGGTGGTGCTGTTAGAGTTTGGTGAAGAACTATTACGTACTGAAGACAAGGCTCGTGGACTTGAGTCAGCTCTACGTGCTATCGTCTGGCGAGCAGAAGAGTTTTGGGAGGATACAATTAAGATAGCCACCATGCCTGATGGAGAGCCTGCACTTGAGCAGAGATTTGAAGTACCCTTTGCTAACACTGGTGAGAGATTGTCCGGTCGTATAGATAAGGTGGTTGAGTTACATGGTGAACTCTATGTGGTGGATACCAAGACCACTAAGACTGCTCTGTCTAGTTATTACTTTGCAAACTTCACCCCTAACAATCAAGTGTATGCGTACCTATGGGCGGCAAGACACATATTAAAACTGCCTGTTGTTGGCTTCATAGTAGAGGCGGCACAGACTGGGGCAAACTTTACACGCTTTGAACGTGCAGTATTTAAAGTTAATGATGAGGTCATAGAAGAATGGTATGTAGATTCTATGCACAAGATAGATCTATCTAACATGTATGCTAAGGATATTTATTATCCTGCTGACTTCACTGCTTGTGCAAACTATGGTGGCTGTAAGTACCGAGACATATGTAATGAAGCACCATCACGCCGAGCAACTATAGTTGAGGCAGACTTCAACCGAGAAGTACACAAAGACTTAAGGAAAGAAGATAACGTGGTTGAATTTCCAACCGATGAACTACAAATAGAAGTGGAGTTAGAATAATGGGCAAGTTTTTAAAGACACCAATGGATCATAAAATTATAGACTATCTATCGATAGAACTATTTAAGTTAGATCCAGACAACGAACATCTAAATACATTTATGGGTATGAAGAATGAAGAAGGTTATCACATAAGTAAAACAATAAAAAAATTTAAAAAGACTAATGAACTACCGAGTGGTTACAACACAGATGGTTCATGGCAACAAGAAAGGTAGAACTATGAACAACGAAATGAGATTTTTTGTGGTAGTCAGCATGACTATAATGCTAGGTATTATTTATTTAGCATTAACATAAAAAAAGTATTGACGGATTCAAATTAATTTAGTATAATGCAAACACAGGAGAACAACATGGCAAGTATTAAAGAACACACATCAGCAGATGTAACTAAACTATTACTGGTAGGCGACAGCGGATCTGGTAAGACTGCAGCACTAGCATCATTAGCTAACGCAGGAAGGAATCTTCGTATACTTGATTACGATGATGGTCTATCTATATTGACAGACCTACTAACTCCAGAGGGAGTTGATCGTGTATCATACGTAACTCTTAAAGATCCAATAGGTAAGGCAGAAGCTTTCCGTAAGGGAGCAAACTTAATTGCTAATTGGAAAGATGGAGATGAAGACTTTGGTTCAGTCAAGACTTGGACTAAAGATGATGTACTTGTAATCGACAGTCTTACTCTTATGGGTGAGTCAGCATTACGTAGTGCATTAGTATTTAATAATAAGAAACCAACAGAACAACCATCTCAACCAGAGTGGGGAACAGCGGCACGTGATGTGCAACACCTCATACAATATATAACTGGTTCAGAAGTTCCGTGTAATGTGGTGGTGACAACACACATGCAGTACATGGAAGGGGATTTGGGTGTGAGTAAATCATATCCAACTAGTGTGGGCTCAAAGCTATCTACAAAATTGGGCCGATACTTTAACTGTGTTTGTAGAGTGGACACTAAGAGTTCAAGCAAAGGCACAGAACGTTCGCTTCGAACTGTATCAGATCATAGAATGGATCTCAAAGTTCCTGCGTTAGATATATTAGAACCTAACACAGAGCTTGATCTTGCTAAATTGTTTGATGCAATTCAAGGGAATGCGAAGAAGAAGTTGTCAAAACCAATGTCAAAATAGGAGGTATATACCATGACAGGATCAGACGTACATGACTTTTTAAGCATGTCACCAAACGAAGTACCACAAACGGTTACTTTACCAGAAGGTAGTTACGATTTTGTAATTACTAGTTATCGATCAGACAGAGTAGGTGAAAACCAAACTCCGTTAGTGAAGATAAATGTAAAAGCTACAGGAGTTATCCAATCAGATTTGGATGAGGCTGACATAGCTAATGCAGAACCAACAAGACTGGAGTATTGGGCTACGCCTAATGCCATGAAACAAAAGAACCCAGCCATGTCACTAAAGAGTTTCTTAACTGATTCTCTCGAGATGGATGAGGAACAATCTTTTGGTGAGCTACTTGAGCAATCAATTGGTCAGTCTTTCTCGGGTGTTGTAAAGCACGAGATGGTTGGAAAGAACAAAGACATATTACAAGCTTCTATTAAAAAGATTATTAATAAGTAGTTTGTGATAGTATGAGTGAGTATGCAGTACATAAGCGGGTTGAGTCACAGGTTCCAGATTCTGGGAATTCTATTTGCATAGTTTTAGAATATCCTACGACTACCGAATCTAGACTTAACAAAATAAATACAGGAGGCATACAACAGGTATTGAATCCCATGTGCACACTCGCAGGTATAGATGCACAGACCGTAATGCTCACTCATGCATTCCAATTAAAGCCAGCACAAGAAAATGCTCAGTTCTTCTTTCACAAGCGGAACGAGTACAAGGCTATCAAGAAAGAAGGGGAGTGGAAGTCAAACTATTCTCCTTCCCAATACGGATTTTTAAAGCAAGACTATGAACAAGACCTTGAAAGATTATATAAAGAGATCAATGACTTCAACCCTAACATTATAATTACTATGGGTGGTTTATCTTTCTGGTCTGTAACTAACATAGATAAGGTCGGCTCATACAGAGGTGCACTTACTTATTCAAACACAAGCAGACTACGCAGACCTTTCAAAGTCATGCCAACTTATAGTCCGTTTGCAGTTATAAAGAACTATGCGTTTAGACCTACAGTAGTTAGTGATCTAAAGAAAGCAGCAAGAGAATCTACTACTACAGATATTATAAATACAGAGAGAGAGATATACATTGAACCAACATACCAAGAAGTCTTACAGTTCTTCAAAGAATGTAAAGAAGAAAACAGTGAAGACAATCCGTTGTCATTTGACATCGAGACAGCAAGTGGTGAGATTACTTGCATAGGATTTGCACCATCACCAGAACGTTCAATGGTCGTACCATTCAGGGACATCACCAAGAAGTCTCTAACTTTTTATGACTACACTACTGAGCTAGCAGTATGGGCAGCAGTAAAAGAATTACTAGAAGACGAGACACTAGTCAAGGTAGCACAGAACCAAACGTATGATGTGTCTTGGCTTAACCATAAGTACGGAATAGAAGTAGCAGGAATCATACATGATACCATGCATGCACAACATTCTCTCCAGCCAGAAATGGAAAAGGGATTAGGCTTCTTGGGTTCTATCTATACTAACGAGGGGGCATGGAAGAACCTTACAAGTTTTTCTAAGAACGCTAAAACACAGGAATAAAACTTTATGAAACGTCCCCAATACTTTGCGGCCAAGCCGATAGAGGAAGAGTACATTCCTATTGAGAATGAGATTGTATTATGGCGTTCCGTATTAGATCAAGCTATGCAGGACATTGCATACCGAGGTAAGGATAAGGAGTATATAAAGTTTAAAGAAGATGCCATTGATTGGTTGTTTAATAATGATGAAGACTTTGATTTGATATGTGACTTTGCTATGTTAGATCCTAAGAAATCCAAGCAAGAATTTTTTTATATAATGAGGGTAGCAAATGACAAACGTAAAACAAATGACTGAGTTCTTTAAGAAAGTAAAAGAATTAGAAGACAATGATCCAGTAAACTATCCATCACATTATAACAAGGGAGGCATCGGATGTATTGATGCTATCCAAGCTAGTCAAGGTGAAGGATTTAAATACTACTTACAAGGCAGTGCTTTTAAATATCTATGGAGATATGAGCACAAAGAAAAACCAATACAAGATTTAGAGAAAGCCAAATGGTTTATAAATAAACTTATTGAAATCACACAGGAGAGGGATGATGAAAATAATAAAGAACACGGAGATAGCGGCTCAAGAGTTAAGTAAGGAACAAACTCTTTGGGTATATTGCGGACTAGACTGCTCACTCACCAGTGAGATATGGTCGAAGCTATCAAAAGAATTAGACGAGACTACTAAGCAGACGTATAAGTTTGAATTAGATAGCCTCAAGCCAGCACTTAGTATGATGTTGCGTGGACTGAAGGTTGATGAGATGAAGGCAGGATTACTCCGTGCCCCCCTTATCAAGAACCGAGTCAAGGTAGAACGCATGTTGAATCTATTTGCTAATGCAGTATGGGATAAAGATCTTAATCACAACAGTCCTCTACAGCTTAAGAGTTTCTTATATGAATGGCTTAACTTACCACAAGTTATAGCCTATGCTAAAGGTAAACAAAAAGTATCGACTGACAAAGAAGCACTAGAACATTTACGGAGAGAGTACCCACGGGCTAGGCCATTCTGTAATTCTATCATAGCTTTGCGTGACATAGATAAACAATTAAACATACTCAATTGTGAGAGAGATTCTGATGGTAGACTTCGTACTTCATTTAAAGTAGCAGGTACTGAGACTGGCAGATGGTCAAGTTCTGAAAGTCCTTGGGGCACAGGTACTAACCTGCAGAACATTACAAAAGATATGCGAGAAATATTTGTACCCGATGAAGGTAACGTACTCTTCTACGCTGACTTGGAACAAGCAGAGTCTAGAGTATCAGCGTATGTTGCTGGAGATCAGGGATACATTAATGCGTGTGAAGGGGAAGACTTACATACCCAAGTAGTTAAAATGGTATGGCCTAATATGGGTTGGTCTTCTGATCTTGCACAGAACAGAGAGCTTGCTGATCGTCCATACATAGGACACTTCAGTTACAGGGACATGTGTAAGCGAGCAGGTCATGGTACTAACTATGGTCTATCGGCTACATCTTTAGGTAGGCACTTAAAGATTAAGCTATCACACGCAACGAGGTTTCAATTACTTTACTACGGTGGAGTGATTGCGTTGTCATCACTGGAGAGATGGCACAAACAAGACAAGGAAGGTGGATTCCACGAGCTAATTGATGGGGGCACGATTTTAGGGACTGGCCCATCTTCCTTAGTCAGAATACAGGGGGCATTTCCAGGCATACGTAAGTGGCATGATGCGACTGCGAAGCAGTTACAACTAGAGGGTACACTAACAACTCCACTCGGTAGACGCAGACAATTCTGGGGTAGACTGGATGAAGCTACTACCTTAAGGAAAGCTATTGCATATGTACCTCAATCCACCATTGGTGATCTATTAAACATAGGACTGTACCGTGTGTGGGATGAATTAAAAGATGATGGCGTAGAAGTATTAGGACAAGTACATGATGCAATCTTAGGGCAGTTTCCTATTGGCAAAGAAGCTGAGGTTATACCTAAGATACTAGCACGCATGAAGAATCCTATGCAGGTAGGCGATAGAGAAATGATAATACCTTCTGATTGTGAGACAGGTCTCGATTGGAAGAACATGAAGAAATGGAAACCAAATGAGTAGAAATTATGCAGACTTTGTACAGGCATCAGCAGATGCTATCAAGGGTAGTCCGATACCTAAACCTTTTGCACAGTGGAGTGCACTCAGTGCAGTAGCTGGAGCATTAGGCAGAAGAGTATGGTACCCAATGGCTAACTATGATATACGAGCCAATTTATTTGTGGTATTGATTGCCCCTCCTGGGCGAAACAAATCAGTAAGTTTAATCTTACCATTCACAAAAGTATTTAGTAAACTAACTACACCAGTGGGTACTACTGAAGATGATCAGAACTTTAACTCTGGATTAGATCAGTATGGCTTACGTAACTATCCATTGTACTCAGTACAAGATAGAATCACGCCAGAGAAATTGGCAGTAGACATGACTAGGATTACCAGACTAGATCTACGTTTGTCTTCTCCTATCATGGAAGAGTTCTATGACTCATCAGTTACTTTAATAACGTCAGAGTTTGGTACCTTTATGGGTAGGCACGAAAGATATTTACAAATGTTTATGACAGATATGTGGGACTCTAAAGCTGAGTACAGTCACAAGACTAAAACCTCTGGTGAATATTTAATCAAAGGGCCGTGCCTTAATTGGCTAGCCTGTGCTACACCAGAACAGTTTGTAGACAACCTACCAGAAGATGCACGATCCCAAGGGTTGTTATCTCGTATACTCCCTATCTATTATGATGGTGATAGAATACCACAGTCGCTTATACAAGAAAGAGTTAGTGACAATACAGTAAACAATTTACGTGAAGACTTAGCTGACATAGCTAAGATGTACGGGCCAATGACTTTTGATGAGGATGCGTTCAAGATTGTGGATGAAGACATCAAGGCAGGCATACCGCCAGAGCCTACAGATAATCATCTATCAGAGTATGTGCAACGTAGAGTATCTCACTTCATTAAGATTGCTATCGCAGTATCAGCATCACGCAGAAGCACTCGTAAGATTATGTTAGAAGACTGGGAGTTCACAAAAGAATTAATGTTTGCGGCTGAGAAACAAATGCCTAAAGCTTTAGAAGGTTTTGGTATGGGCAGAACAGGTCGCATTGCACATGACATGGTAACATGGTTGAATGGTACACTATTTAATAACGGCAGAAGCCATATGCTTATGAAGTTATTTAAAAGAGAATTGCTACGTAAGGTTCCTAATCCTGGAGAGTTAGAACAAACTATCCGGGCTATGGAAGATTCTGGTTACATCAAGGTCGAAGGGAATGTGGTTTTTCCATGTCGAAAAGACGTTTAGTAATCAGTAAGTTGCAATGGGCAAAGGCTCTTGATGAACGTCCTGTATTTATACCCTCTCCAAGGTTAACAGGCGTGAAGAGAGCTGGCGTGCTCTATGAGAATAGAGTAGCTAGCTATATGAAAGCAATCTATGGAGATGAGAATGTATTGCATGGCCAGTGGTATCAATACCAGGATAGACGGGGTGTAGGTTACTGCCAATCTGACATACTAATCTTACCACATGGAGATGTCAAAGATCTTTTAATCTTAGAATGTAAATTAAAATCTAGGAGAGTAGCTGAGGTACAACTACGTTATCTATACAGACCCATAGTAGAACGGCTATATCCAGACACCAATATTATTATGGTGCAAGTATGTAAGTTTCTAAACCCTAACACTAAGGGAGTAATCATAGATGATATTGCTGATATGTATAAGCAAGATTTATCTACATTATATTTAAGGACATTTGTATAATGTTGTGGACAGACGCACATCAATATGTTATAATGTTCTTTCATCACATCAACAAAACTAACTAGAGGAAATCTAATGACTAACAATTATCTGCCTACTGAATACCAACAATTTATCCATACCTCTAGGTACGCTCGATTTATTGATGCTGAAAAAAGACGAGAGGCTTGGCCTGAAACTGTCACCAGATATGTAGACTTTGTATCTGAAAATCTCAACACTAATTTTAAATATAAACTAAACTCTAAAATAAAATCCGAACTAACCAACTCCATATTATCATTACAAGTCATGCCGTCAATGCGAGCATTGATGACAGCTGGGCCTGCACTAGACAGAGATCACACTGCTGGGTATAACTGTAGCTACATACCAATAGATCATGTTAGATCTTTCGATGAGGTTATGTATATACTTTTGTGTGGTACAGGCGTAGGCTTTTCAGTTGAACGTAGCAACATAGAAAAGCTACCTACCATTGCCGAAGAGTTTGAAGATACTGCCACAACTATAATTGTACAAGACAGCAAGGCTGGGTGGGCTAAATCATTTAGGGAATTGGTTGCGATGCTTTACTCTGGGCAAGTACCAAAGATAGATGTATCACGGGTACGTCCTGCTGGTGCACGATTAAAAACATTTGGGGGGCGAGCAAGTGGGCCTCAACCTTTAATAAACTTATTTGAATTTACTATCAAAGCATTTAAGAATGCAGCAGGTAGACGGCTTAATTCATTAGAGTGTCACGACATTGTATGTAAGGTTGGCGAAGTTGTAGTAGTAGGTGGAGTAAGAAGATCCGCTTTGATATCACTTAGTAACTTACAAGATGATAGAATGCGTGGAGCTAAGACCGGTCAATGGTGGATAGATGAAGGGCAACGTGCCCTCTCTAATAACTCAGCGGCCTATACTTCTAAGCCAGATATGTCTGTGTTTATAAATGAATGGAAGAGTCTATATGATTCTAAGTCTGGTGAGCGTGGTATATTCAATAGGCAAGCCGCCAAAAATAAAGCTTCAGAGAATGGTAGACGAGATGCTGAATGGGACTTTGGTACTAACCCTTGCTCTGAAATTATACTACGACCATATCAATTCTGTAATCTAACTGAGGTAGTCATTCGTGCAACTGATGGTGAGAAAGATCTATTAGCTAAAGTAAGAGCCGCAACTATACTGGGTACGTTCCAATCTACCTTCACTGATTTTAAATATCTACGTAAGCAATGGAGACAGAACACTGAAGAAGAAAGATTGCTTGGAGTATCACTAACAGGTATCATGGACAACAAACTTACTAGTAGTCCTAACAAAGATTTCTTAATGCGTCTACGCAAAGAGGCAGTAGATACTAACAAAGAGTTTGCTAAGAAACTAGGCATACCACAATCAACTGCTATCACTTGTGTTAAACCATCTGGTACTGTAAGTCAGTTAGTTGATAGTGCTTCTGGTATTCACAGCAGACATAGCCAATACTATATACGTACAGTACGTGCGGATAAGAAAGATCCTTTAACAACTCTAATGATAGAGAAGGGCATGCCACATGAACCAGATATAACTAAGCCAGACTCAGTTGTTGTGTTCTCATTTCCTATGAAAGCACCAGAGGGTTGCATAACTAGGCACGATCTATCAGCTATCAATCAATTAGAAACATGGCTGATGTACCAAAGATACTGGTGTGAGCACAAGCCTTCATGTACAGTCTCAGTGAGAGAAAACGAATGGTTAGAAGTAGGGGCTTGGGTATACAAACATTTCGATGAGATATCTGGTGTTAGTTTCCTGCCACATTCAGAGCATGTGTATCAACAAGCACCATATCAAGACATAACTAAAGAGGAATATCTAGACGCAATTAAATTAATGCCACAACATGTAGATTGGTCAGAGCTAAGTAACTACGAAGAAGAAGACAATACAACTGGATCGCAGGAGTTAGCCTGTAGTTCTGGGGTGTGTGAGATAGTTGATATATCGTCAAATTAACCCTTGACTTAACGGCTCTCCTCGTGTATAATATGCAATAGGGGGGCACAAGGGGCGGATTGGAATGTAAAAGTTTTGATTTGCCCCTAGCTTTTACAGGAGAATAGAATGAAGTACCACCCTAAATACCCATCAGTAAGTACACCACTCGAAACAGTGGATCAAAAGACATTAGACAAGTGGAAGAAAGATAAGACTGAAGCCATGTCTGCTGCATACAGACTATCAAGAAGATTAGGTCAAAGAGATAAAGACCACGCTGAACATTACAGAACTTACCTAGATGCGAAGAGTGATCTAGCTGAGATAAGACGCTACGAAAGAACCGGAGAATGGACTGGCTCATACATGCCTTCCGATCCTCCACGAGAGTTGGTATACAGAATAGTAGCACCTGCCTACCATGCAAACGGAACCTTAAAGAGTGCACCAGAGGGTGCAGTTGTTGATGGGTTTAACAGAATCGTAAATGATTCTAATGTCAAAAAATAATATAGGAGAACATATATGATGGACAAAGTACAAGAAGCAGTCAACGCAGTAGTGCTTGCTAAAGGCAACAAAGCAGAGGCGGCTAAGAACTTAGGGATACCACGTACTACCTTGATAGGTAGACTGGATACTGCAGAACGAGAAGGCATTGCACCAAATGTTAATGCCCCCGACACATCTGCTGCCCTAGTAGAACAAAAGATGTTGCATGATATGCAACTTAAAGAACTAAGAACTCAAGTTAAAGAGCTGGCACTAGAAAATATTACAGCAGAACAAATCAGAAAGACTGTGTTTCAATTACACAATCGCAAGGCCAAGCCACCTAAGTGGTTAACCAAAGCATCTCCTGCGCATGGCGCACCAGGTGTACCTACATTATTTCTATCTGATTTTCACTGGGGTGAAGTAGTTAATTCAGCCGAGGTAAACCATCTAAATACTTTTGATAGAGACATAGCTAAAGCTAGACTTAAATCTACTATCGAATCTACCATAGATCTATGTACTAACCACATGGTTAATCCTAAGTATCCAGGTATTGTAGTTGCCCTTGGTGGTGATATGATCTCTGGTCATATCCATGAAGAGCTAGCAGAAACAAATGATGGCACTAACATTGAGCATGTACTAGAACTCTTTGACCACTTGACATGGGCAATTGATTCACTAGCTGATGTGTTTGGCAAAGTGTTTGTACCGTGTGCCTTTGGTAATCATGGCAGAATGTTTAAACAATACAGACACAAGCAAGCAGCGGCAACCAGTTTTGACTGGATGTTATATAC